AATGGTAATGAAGGACTGCACTATGAAGATGTTCATGACGACTGCGGAACAGACGAGTGCTGTAAAGAGTGTTAAATTTAGATGACTGGGACATGATGCCAGATATAGAAGATTTAGAAAAGATAGTGAATAGAGAACTAAATAAAATGAAAAAACAGTTTTATAAAATTGAAATCATTTGTGAATGGGATAATGAGAATAAACTAACTTTAGGTTCTCTTATGGCGAGTGAAACACCACCCAAGTCGATAGACATAACACCCATAGACATAAATGATTCCAAATACAAATTCATACAAGATATGGATAAGTAGCTCGCAAGAGCTGTTCGGGAGAACAAAATGGCACAGCCTAGTGAACAATTCTCTGGGGACATGAGCCGTAACGAAGTTGAGATAGACCTTAACAAGTTTATGGCAATGGTTGCAGAGATAGGTGAATTAAAAGCAAAAATCATGGAGATGGAAAACGAAAGAGAACCAGATAATCCATGGCAACGATGGATTTGGATGTCGCAAATGGTAGATTCTTGGAGAATATTCCCAAGAGCATTTTTAAGCATTTATATGTTTTTATTGTATTACTCTACTATTTGGTTTATGGAACTACCAGAGCCAACATTAGAACAATCAGGACTTATTAGTATTATAGTAGGTGCTGGCGCAGCATGGTTCGGCTTATACGCTGGAACAGCTAAAGACAAAATTAACAGTAAGTAGGAAACTATGAATTTAAAACAAACACTTGTTACAACAATAGCTAACTCTATGGGTATAGACGAAATGGATATACATATGGATAGTAATTTTGTAAGTGATCTCGGGGCTGATTCGCTAGGAACAGTTGAATTAATCTTAGAGTTAGAAGATGAATTTGATATTGAAATATCAGATGAATATGCAGAGAAAATGCTAACAGTAGGCGACGTCTACACTTATTTGGACAATAATGTAGATGATAGATATATACGATAATACTTTAGCAGAAGACGTTAGGTCAAATATATACTTTAAAGCTATCACAGCTCAGTATAACATTGGTTGGGACGACACCTCTGTTTTTGAACATAGGCAATACCCTTGCTTACACCACATGATAGACAAACAGTCTTGGGAACAGCTAGATTTGGTTAATGAGATACAAAACCACGAACTCAGAAATAAATTGGAAGAATTAAGTTTTGTATCTGCTACAATCAATTTAGCTGTTCCTTCCTCTGTGCAATTTCAGCACACCCACGATCAAAAATACGCCTTACTTTACTACATAAATATGGAGTGGAAACCTGAGTTTTATGGTGAGACATTGTTTTTTAATGACTTAGGAACAGAAGTAGAATACACTAGTTTATTTAAGCCAGGTCGAATAGTATTTTTTGACGGAAAAATCCCACACACAATAAGACCATCATCACATATAGCGCCTCAATATAGGTTTACTTTGTTTGCGAGCTTTAATGAAAAGAACTTTATTGAACAAGCAAAAAATAGTTCTTGACAAAGTTGTCAATTTTTAGTATAATATAATAATGAAAAATTTAAAAAACAACAAGCAGTTTATAAGATGGGCAGAAAACTTGTATGATGAAAACTGTCTAGAAAGACACAGTCATGGACAAAAACAACACGCTTCTTTTGAAGTTTACTACAAACTTTACAAAGACTGGTTGTGGACTCAATATCAGATGCGAGTAGAAAATGTTGCATCATAAGCTCGACTTTAAACATTTAGAGAAAGTAGGCGAAACCTACTTTGAGCATTTTTGGAATACATTTAAGTATGCTAGTTTGTTTTTAGGCTTGACCATGATTATTTTAATACACGGGGTTTTTCCATTTATATTTACAACTACTGCAAGTAGTAGAATTAAGTTGCTAAACAAGGAACTTAGCAGTAGACAGCCGAGGACACACAATGAATGATGACGAAAAACCCCTTTGGACTTTTAATGAAAAAGAAACCTTAAGTCGAGCAATGGAGTACATCTCCAAAACTTACAGTGCTCATTATGCACAAGGAAGAATACAAGCAACAGAATTTATAGCAGATCAAGGATTAGCGGAAGGATTTTGTTTAGGCAATATAATTAAGTATGCTCAACGCTTTGGAAGAAAGGGAAAAGACTACAAGCACAAAGAGTATGATTTATTTAAAATTATACATTATGCTACCATTCTATTACACACAATAGAACAACAAGAAGGCGAAAAGAAATTTTAACAGAAAGGGCAAGCTTATGAGAAATTTTTATGGAACTAACAGAGATTCCTATTTGGCAATGGATATTAACTGTATGGTCATCAATGTGGATATTAATACTAACTAGAACATGGACTAGAGTAAAAGAAATGCTCCAAATGATGCACCCTAGATTATCAATAACACAAAGCCCTATACTACATTTTTTAATTTATGCACTCTGCGTAAATTTAATACTCCCAATAATCGGTTTTAGTATTATATTAAATAATATTAAAAGAGACCAATGGGTGAAATCTTATGTTAAACAACTAGGTACAAAGAAAAAATAATTCTTGACAATATTTTTATATTTTGTTATAATAAATAATAAATTAAGAAAGGGAGTCGCAATGGGCGATAGATTTTATCAACAACAGCTAGATAAGTTCGGGACATGTCCTGGCTATACTGGCACAACTCGGAGAAGAAAAGTGGCTTGGACAGACGAAGCAAAAGAAGAAGCTGTATCAATGTATACAGCAGCAGAACCAACTCCAGAAACAAGTATGGAAGTGGTTAAAGAAATCGCTGACGAATTAGGAGAAAGCCCTAATGGTGTCAGAATGATACTAACACGAGCAGGCGTATATGTTAAGAAAACACCAGCAAGTGGTAGTAGCAAATCTAAAAGTACTGGTGGCGCACGAGTCAGCAAAGCAGATGCTCAAGAAGCATTGTCAGCTGCACTTGAAGATGCTGGACAGGAAGTAGATGAAGCAATCATATCTAAACTAACAGGTAAAGCAGCAGTTTATCTTACAGGCATAGTAACTAGTCTAAATAGTTAAATACAACCCATTACATACTAGAAAGAGTTTTCTTGATGTAATGGAGTATTTAAGTGGAAAAGGAAAAATTCAAGGACTTAGTCCAAGAATATGGCGATGCCGTAATAACTTATAGAAGCACTAATTCTAGAAAGTTAAAATACAATGTCTGCACTTTAGACTTTGATAATAAATATATCCAGTCTAAGAAGAATAGGGCCAAGGAAACCTCACAAACAGTTTTATTGTTTTGTTGGGATACGGATTCCTATCGTCTTCTTAGACCTGCCAATATAACTCATGTTGTTCCTCTACAATCTATACTGAGGAACAAATCATGAAGATACATGAGGCACCTGAGATATATGAGAAAGTAATATCAGAGAAAGAAGGCGGAACAGAACAAATCAGATTAACTATAAATGAGTTTAGAGGTGTAGAATATTTACATCTTAGAAAATATTACCAAGATTTTGAAGGAGAGTTCAAACCTTCAAAAGATGGTGTTGCTATGCAGCTAGACTTTGAAAATTCAAAAGCACTATTCGAGGGGCTGGTAGAGATTTTATCCATAGCAGAAGCTAAGGACATACTAGAAACTCACTTCAAAGATATTTTAGATGAAATTTACCTTAACTAAAAATATTACTTGACACAACCCCAAAAGTTTGATATAATATTCATTATGAATATTTTTATACTTGACAACGATATTGACAAATGCGCTGAGTACCATTTGGACAAACATATAGTTAAAATGCCTCTTGAGTCAGCTCAGATGCTTTGCACTACTCATTGGATTCACAAATACGTGGGCTATGTCCCTCGTAAAATCAATGCAGAAGAAAGAGCAGTAGTGATGGAGGCAAAGAAAACAGACCCAAGACCTTTTCCGTATTTACCTACTATGGAAAATCACCCATGCACTATATGGGTTAGACAATCACTCGATAACTACGAGTGGTTATATTGTCTATCTCTAGCATTGAATGATGAATATGGTTATAGATACGGGAAGAGTCACAAATCAGTAGATGAGGTTATACTCAAACTACCAGAAATTGACCTTCCAAGAAAAGGTCTTACCCCGTTTGCTCAGGCTATGCCAGATGAGTATAAAAACGAAAACGCAGTCGTAGCGTACAGAGAATACTACAACAAAGACAAAAAACATATATTAGCATACAAACATAGAGAGATACCTTCATGGGTGAAACATTCAACAGCACAGCAGACTTAGAAGAGTTTTTAAAAGAAGTATCAGAGGCATATTACAAGGGCAAGCCCCTTATGTCTGATAGAGAATTTGATTCACTAGCAGCTTCTTGTGGCTACCAACAAGTTGGATA